ATGAATAATATAAAAAATGAATTAGATAAAATAATGAAGGAATATAAAAAAGAAATGGAATTAAAAAATAAAATAATAGAGGATAGATATAAAATAATGAGTTTGTTGTGTGATGAGATTATGTTGGAATGTAGAAAATAGATATTGTGTATCAGATAAAATTTAGGGAGGAATGGGAATATGATTAAGAATAATGTAAAAATAAATTTAGAGGAAGAAGTAAAAATAATGAGTTTGGAAGGGAGCAGCATACTAAAAAACAATGAGAGAGAAGAAACAATAAATAAAATATATAATATTAACTTTAACAAATCCTTACTATTAAATAAATTAATAGATTTAGGACTAAATGTAAGTAAAATGAATACAACTAGAGATATAATTAATGTAAGATTCAGTTATGGATTTGATAAAGATGTAAAGAAAATTGAAGAATTAGAGAAACAAATAAATGAGTTAAAACAAGAAATTGAGGAAAGTAAAGATGGAGATGAATTATTTGCAGATACAAGAGGTAAAACAAAAATAATCGAAGCAAGAAGAAAAGAAAGAAAAGAATTATCAAAAAAAATAAAGCAATTGGAGCAACGAATTAAAGATTTAAAACTAAATAAAGATGATGTAAGAGAGAAAATATATAAAGATGGATTTTTCTTAGATTATTACAAAGTTAAAAAAGATGAAAATAAGAGAATTGTTAAGGATTCAGAAGGAAATAAAGTACATATATTAGATAAAAGAATAAATTATGTATATTGGTTTAGAACATCGGCAAAAGCTAGAGTTGGAGAGGTTTTCTTTATTAATGTAGAATTAGCAGATAAAATAAATAAATGGCAACAAATGGGTATTGCATTTGACAAAAATGAAAAATGTAAACTAGTAGAAATGGAAGCATATAAGGCTTTAACTGCATCTAGTTTAGAAGGATTAGTTAAGATTAATCCTAGAACAGAAATTCTTGTTATAAATGATTTAGATAGTTATTCTGTACATAAATGTAAATTAGTTAAGGTTAAAAATGATAAATGTTATGTAGAAGATGATGGCAATTATAAGCTAAAAAATACATTATTTGACGGACAGGCATTGATGGATGAATCTCTATTTACTGGTATACTAAAAGGCAAAGGAATGGCTTTATTGAGACAGCATATGTTTAAAAGTTGTGGATTTAATACCAATATACAATTGTTCTTTAGAAATTATTGTATGGAAAATGGACTAGATTATAATACATTAACTATTACAGATAAATATGGTAGAGAGTTATTGGCTAAGAATATTAAGCTTATAACTACAGAAAACAGCATGAAGTGGGAAAAGTTCGATACAACTATGGAAGATTGGATTAAAGCAGTAGAAAATGATGGAAATGTTTTTGGAATAGTTAAGACAGAACATAAAAGCAAATATAATAATTTGCAAAGAATGTCTTACCAGATGCTTAATACATTAGATCCAGAAAAGGTTGATATGGATAATATTCTTAAAGATACATTAGATTATACAGAAAATATTAAAAATAGTATTAATGGATTTATGAGTTACTTAGACATTACAAAAAACGATATGAATATTAATCAGATGCTTATAGACCTATATAATAGAAACAAGAATATAGTTGGTACAGAATTATTTAGAGATTATAAAAAATATCAAATAAGAGATTGGAAGGATAGATTAAAGGCAGGAAAGTTATTAATTAATGGGGATAATCTTACTATAGTAGGTAATCCTTATACAATGTTATTACATAGTGTAGGACAAGTACCTAATATTAATAATGTATTAGATAATAACTTTGTAGATGATAGCCTAGGGCAAGGAAATGTATGTTATACTACTAGATTTACAGAAAATGAAGAATTAGCTTGTTTTAGAAATCCACATAATGCTCCAAATAATATTTATCATGCTAAAAATACTAGAAATAAATTAATGTATACATATTTTAATTTTACAGAAAATATTATAGCTTGTAATTTAATTAATACAGATTTTCAAGACAGGCTAAATGGTTCAGACCAAGATTCAGATTTTGCATTAGTTACTAATCAAAAGGATATAGTTAATTTTGCGAAATACACTAAAGAAAATTATCCAACTATTGTTAATTGTATTCCTAAAGACAAAAAACCATATCAAAATAACATGAAAAACATGGCTGATATAGATAATACTTTAGCAAAATCAAAATCTGATATTGGAATAACATCAAATATAGCTCAAATAGCCCTTTCTTGGTATATGGATAGTAAAGATAAAGAATTGGCAGATGTAGTATGTATTTGTAGTGTACTTGCACAAGTTGCCATCGACAATGCAAAAAGAAAATATGCTGTAAATTTACAGGAGCAAATAAGAAATATAAATAAATTAGAATGTATGGATGTAAAAGTTAATAATAAAAATGCTAAACCTTCATTTTGGAAATATACATCAGATTCATTTAAAAAAGAAGATAAAAGAAAATTATTAAAAGTTAATTGTTTTATGTGTTTATTAGAAAATAAAATAAATAAAATAAATGACAGTAAGAAAATTGATAATGTAGATATTTTACAATTATTAGATAAGAAAATTAGAAACAAATACAAACACGAACAAATACAAAGTATTATTGATAAATACAAAGAATTTAAGAAAACAGATAATTATTTAATTAATAAAATAAGAAATACAAGAAATAAAGAATATAAAGCTATATTAGTACAACAACAAAAAGACAATTTAATAAATATTAACGATAAGATTGGTAAAATAAAAATAAATGAAAAAAATATGAAGGCTTTAATTAAAAAGTTTGCGGATAAAAAAAATAAAGATTTAGATACAGATTTCTTACAATTATTATATAAGAATAAGAAAGAAACATTTTTAGAAGTATTCGTGGAAGATGAAAAGGGAGTAAAACAGAACTTGAAAAGTCTTGTAATCTAGTAATACCAATGGTTGCAGAAGATTGACGAGAGTTACGCTATGATAGGAGGATAAATTTTTATTTATTTTCTTATCCGGGGATTTTGTATTGCAGGTATTTCTGTAAATACAAGAGTTATAACTATAATTTTAGAGTTGTTGGACTGGAACAACGTTAAAAACACCAGCATTTTACAGAAAAGGCAGATTAATTTCTGCCTTCTTTATATATTTTTTTATTGTAAAGTATTATAACCTTTAAGTATAACATACACATAATAGTATGTCAACAGGTTAATTAAAAATAATAAAAAAATGGAGGAGATAAAATGACATTAGTACAAAAAGAAAATTTAAAAAAGATTTTGAAGGATATTGCAGAAGTAGTATCTTTTTCTTTTTATATACCCTTTATTATTTAAACATAGTAAAGGCTAGTGGATAAAAGTTAATCCTCATCCTTTTTTTAAAATTAAATATAGAATTAGTAGATTATACTACGCAGTTTTGGATAGGTTCTGCGATAGAAAAGACCTTCCCATTCAAAAAATAAAAAGGGAAAAGGATGATGGGGAAAATGAAAAATGTAAAAGAAATATTAAATGTTACAAAAGAAGGATTTACGATTAAATCTACAGATTTAGTAGATATTATCAACAAATTTAGAAAAGAAGAAGGTAGAAAAGTAGAACTACAACATAAGAGTTTTATGGCTAAAATTAGAAAAGAACTAGAAATACTAGAGAAACTAGGATTAAAGGGTGAGCAAAATATTTTGCCGACATATTATTTAGACAAACAAGGTAAAGAAAGAGAATGTTTTGAATTAAATCGTGATGGTATGCTCCAAATGTTAAACTCAGAAAGTACATATTGTAGATATAAAACTATAGAATACATAAATAAATTAGAAGATATTATAAATAAAACAACTAAAAATTATTCTTTGAGGATGGATAATTTAACTAGATTATTTTTAAGGGTATATCCACAAGAGTATGAATCTATTGCTAAAGAAATAATAGAATATCATATTAACTTGCCTAAAAAACTAAGATTGGATAAAAGACATAGAAAAATGGATAAAACAGAATATAAGCAATTTGTTAGGGATAAGTTGGTACAAGCATTAGAAGAAATACAAAAAGATATAAATAATAAGGATATAGTATCAATTCGATTATATGCAAAAGATTTAATAATTAAATTAAAAAATGGATTGCTAGAGACAAACAATAGAAGCAAAGGTCAATTATTGGGTAATAAAGAGAGAGAAATTGAAGAGTTTGAAAATGAGTTACAATATTTAGATCCACCAATTGAAGATTATACTTGTGTACATATACATCCATTTTCTTATAATTATATGACGGAAATTGGAGAGGATTGGACAACTGGAGAGCCTAAAATAGTAAATAGGGAAGCATATAAAAAATGGCAAAGAGATTTTCCACGACATGAATTAGACAAAGAAGGACTAGAATTAGACTATAATAAGAAAACTTATTTATGGTTGAAATATGATTGTTTACCTAAATTTGATGCAGGAGATAATTTTATTAAGGCTTTTAAAGATGAATTAGCTAGAGCATATAACGTAGATGATAAAAACATAATGCTGATGAGAAGTGATGTAAATGAATTTGTAAATAGCTATAGTGATGGAAAAATATATTACATAATAAGACAAGCAAGGGAGGATTGCTAGTATGAAAATGATTAGGAATTATATGTTAAATGGAAGATATACGATAGCTACAAGTGGTAATAAAATATTGATAATTGGTGACGGAGAGAAAGTATTTAGAGAATATGACAATATAAATGAATTAATCGATGAAATATTAAAATATGATTATCAAGAAATTAAGTTTGGTAAAGTCGATGGTAGACATAAGATTAGTTATTTATAATTTATAGAAGTACATATTTTTTTATTAATTTTAAAAATACATATAATTATCTAATTATATCATAACATACATAAGAAATAATGTCAAGAGAAAAATGAAAATAATAATAAATTGCATAGGCTTGAAATACAGCCTTTGCGTAAGGAGGATGGGAATTATGATAAAGCAAAATTTAGTGGGAATTTATGGAATAGAGGATATTAAGACAGGAAATATTTACGTGGGACAAAGTGCAGATATTGCAAAAAGGTGGAGCAATCATAGCGCTTTTTTAAAAAATAATGAACATTGCTACAAGGAATTACAAGAAGCATATAATTTAGATTGTAATAGAATAAAGTATACAATTTTAGAGGAGTGTAATGAAAATGAATTGAAGGAACGTGAGGATTGGTGGATTCAACACGTACAGAGGGTAGACGGTTGGAATCTTATTAATAAACAAAAATTTGGTGGAAATCATAATACGAAAGTAAAAGATACAACAAAAATGAAGGCTGCACAAAGAGGAGAAAAAAACGGCAATTGTAGATTAAGAAAAGAAGATGTAAGAGAAATTAAGAGATTATTGGCTAAAGGTGTTACACAAAAAGAGTTGGCAAGGCAATATTGTGTTAGTAAAACGCATATAAGCAATATCGCTAATGGAAAGAGATGGAAGAATGTAAAATAGGAGGAGATAAGTATGGATAATATAGAAATGGAAAATAGACAAAAGAAATTATTAGATGAATTGGGTGTAGAGTTAGAAAAATTAAATAAAAAATTATTGAGGGAATTGGAGGAGAGAAAAATGGATAGAGAAATTAAAATTGTGAATAGGGGAAAGGTAGCGTACCTTTATTGTAATAGCAAATTTGAGGATAGGATAGAAAAAATAACAAGGAATGGACAGGAAATGTATGCTTTTGTGTATGTGTTGGATGAAGAGATACAGGATCTATTAAATGAATATGATAGGAATACAGAATTAAAGAGGTATAATAGTGCATTTAAGCATGTGGCATTAGCTGTAAAAAAATGTAGGGCACAAGAATAGTACATATAAAAATAAATAGTAGAGTATCTGAAAAGGTGCTCTTTTTTAATTTGTGTAAATATTGTGAGGGATTTTATGGGAAAAATATGTGGTATCTATATGATTAAAAATAAAATTAATAATAAATCTTATATAGGTCAATCAATAGATATAGAAGAAAGATGGAAACAACATATAAGAGAATTTAAAGGTAATTATCATTATAATATATATTTACAAAATTCATGGAATAAATATGGACAAGATAATTTTGAATTTAGCATTATTGAAGAATGTTGTGAGAATAGTTTAGATGAAAAGGAAATATATTGGATAGATTACTATAAGACTTATGAAAAAGAAAAGGGTTATAATCTTACTTTTTGCGGTCAATTAAATAATAAATGTTATACAGAAGATATTAAAGAAAAAATGAGTAGAATAAGATTAAAAAATGATAATTTCAGAGGAGATAATTTAAAACAAAGTGTTTTATCTGATAAAGAAGTATTTGATATAAAACATTTGTTAGTAAAAGGCATAAAGCCAATTGAGGTATCAAAAAAATATGGTGTGAGTGAACAAGTAATACATCATATAAAAAAATGCAATACTTGGAAACATATATGTCCAGAATTAAATAAGGATTTAGTAAGATTAGTTAAAGATGGCAAATGTGAAAATAATCCACGTTCAATTTTAAAAAATGATACTGTATTAAAAATAAAAATAGATTTAGCTAATAAATTAAGTAGTGAATATGTGGCAGAAAAGTATAATTTAAATGTTAAAACTGTAAATAATATAAAATACTTAAAAAATTACATTGAAATTGGAGAAGAATGGAATGGTAGATTAAGAAAAATTACAAAAAAACAAGCAAAAAATTTAAGTAAAGAAGAAGTATTAGAAATAAGAGAGTTAATTAAAAAAGGTTATGGAAATACAGAGATAAGTAGAAAATTACATATAGGATTAGATGTTGTAAAAAACATTAAATATGGTAAAACATATAAAAACATAAGCTAAGGAGGTGAAAGATATGTCTAAAGAAAGAAAAGTTGGACAACCTTTAAAATGGAATAACCCAAAAGAATTACAAGAAAAAATACTCGAATACTTTGATTGGACTAAAGAAAATGATATGAATATAACTGTAACTGGTTTGGCTTGGTATTTAGGATGTAGCAAACAAACATTACAAAATTATGAGAACTGCGAAGACAATAATTGGTTAAAAAGATGTAGTGATGAGGAAAAGAAACAATATGTAGACTTGTTAAAAGATGCCAAAAGATTTATAGAGATGAATTATGAAGAACGATTATACGATAGAGCTAAAACTACTGGTGGAATTTTTGCACTTAAAAATCTGTTTGGTTGGAAAGACCAGCAAGAGATAGTAACAACTAATAAAGAAACAGATATATCTAAGGAAGATATAGACAAACAATTAGAAGAACTTGGCGTTAATATAGAAGATACAGAAGAATAAAAGTTATTAAAATTAAAATTTTAATGTGAATAACCACCGATTATACTTGATTTTATTAAAAGATAAGTATATAATAATAATTGTAGTGAATAACCACCTATAATCCGTATTTTAGGTGGAAACTATAATTATTATGAAAAGGTGGAATTATTATGGCTAAAAGAAAAATACCAGAATTTTTAACTAAAGAAGAACAAGAAGCTCTTATAAATATATTTAATACTAGATATTGGACTAGTTGTAGAAATAAAATGATGGTAGAGTTATTTTTAGCTACAGGATTAAGATTATCAGAAATGATTAATTTAAAATGGAATGATATTAATTTAATGACAGGGCAATTAAAAGTAGTTGAAGGCAAAGGTTCTAAGGATAGAATATTATATATAAATGAAAATACTATTACTAAATTAATATCATGGAAGGAAAAACAACATAATAAATTAAATATTAAATGTGAATATGTTTTTACTAATAATAAAGGTAAACAATTAGTAGGTAGAGATGTAAGAGAAATGATAGTAAACTATTCTAATAAAGCTGGAATAACCAAGAATGTAAGTCCGCACACGCTAAGACATACATTTGCAACAGATTTATTAAGAGCTACAAATAATCTTAGAATAGTACAGAAGGCTATGGGACATGAGGATATAAGGACAACTGCTATATACACACATATAGTAGATACAGAACTGGAAGAGGCAATGAAGAATTTTAGAAAGTAGAAGGTAGATAAATAATATCTATCTTTTTTTATGTAATTCCATAGGGGGGTACCTTCAATATAGGGAAAATTCCCCACGCACAAGTCAACAAAAAAATTTTCAAATTTTCAAATATATTCAAGGGAGGTGGTATGGTGGATGAATTAACAAGGAAACGTAAAATATTAGAACTACTAAAGCAAAAAGCTATATTAGAAAGCCGAGAATCATTTTGGATTTTTTGTAAAACTATTGCTCCAGACTTTTACAAAGAAGACCGTACATATTTAAAAAATCTATGTAACACATTACAAAAAATCTATGAAGGTAAATTAATTAATCCTAAAACAAATAAGCCATACCGTAATTTAGCATTATCCTTACCTCCAAGACATGGCAAAAGTAGAACTATAGGACTATTTACTGCATGGTGTTTGGGTATAGATAAGCAAAATTCTATAATGACAGCATCCTATAACGAAAGCATAGGTACTATATTTTCTAGAAACTGTAGAGATTTAATTTCCGAACCTAAAAACGGTAATTCTAAAATAATCTATTCGGATATATTTCCCGAAACAGTTATTAAAAAAGGTAATTCCGCAGTTAACGATTGGACAATAGAGGGAGGATATAATAGTTACTATGGTGGAGGTTTTGGTTCTTCATTTACTGGTAGAGGTTGTAATTTATTAATTATAGATGACCCTATTAAAAATGCTGAAGAAGCCTTGAACGATAATGTTTTAGATAATATCTATACCCAATATACAGATACTCTAATGTCAAGGGTTGAAGGTGATGGAATAACTATAATCATTCAAACTAGATGGAATAAAAAAGATTTAATAGGTAGAGTTTTAAGTGCAGATAAGGATAATTGGTATGAAGTAAATTTAAAAGCTTATGATGAAACTAGAAAAGGTAACGATAAAATGTTATGTTCTAGTATTCTTAATTATGAAAAATACTTAATGCTTAAAAAATCAATGTCAGACCTTATATTTATGGCAAATTACAATCAAATTTGCATAGACATGAAAGGTGCATTGTATCAAAATCTTAAAAAATATGAAAATATACCAGTTGATGATAAAGGTAATAGCCTATTTGAACAGATAGTTTGTTTTGTAGATACAGCAGACACAGGAAAAGACTATCTTTGTGCTATTGTAGCAGGAGTTTATAATCATCAACTTTACATATTAGATGTTGTTTATACTCAAGAACGTATGGAAATAACAGAAAATTTAGTTACAGATTTATTATATAGAAATAAAGTAAATGTATGTATTGTAGAAGCTAACAATGGGGGTAAAGGATTTGCTAGAAGATTACAAGATTTATTATTAGAAAAATATAATACTAATCGTACTGTAATTAGATGGAAACAACAGACTAAGAATAAGCAAACTAGAATATTAATGGCTTCAAGTTGGATAGAAGAAAATGTATTCTTTCCTATAAATGTTAAAGAAAGATTTGAAGAATTTTGGGAAGCTATAATTACATTTAGTAAGAGTGGTAAAAATTCCCATGATGATGCTCCTGATGCTTTAACTGCACTATGTGAAAACTTTGGAGATGGTTGCAAACCAATAAATAAAATAACTTCTATTAAAATACCCGGAATTTAGAGAGGAGTGAAAGAATGATAGATAATGTAAAAATAATGATGGATATTACAGATAAAGATATTAATGAAGAATTAATAAATAAATTATTAAAAATACATGAACCTATAGTTAATGATAGATTTAAAAAATTAGATAATTATTATAGAGGAAAACATGAAATATTAAAAAGAACAATAAATGACCCAGATAAACCAAATAATAAGCCTGTATCAAATTTCTGTTCATATATAACAGATACACTAACAGGATTTTTTATTGGTAAACCTGTTAGTTACACTTCTAATAATAAAGAATATCTTACCATACTAGAAGAAATATTTAAAGATAATGATGAACAAACAGAAAACCATGATTTGGCACATAAATCTTCAATCAAAGGACAAAGTTTTGAATTAGTTTACCTTGATGAAGAAGGTAAGATATGTTTTGATTGTTTAGACACAGATTCTGTAATAATGATTTATGATACAACCGTAAAAAACATACCTTGTGCAGCTATAAGATATTATAAAATACATAATTACATAAATGATGAGGATATAATAAAAATTGAAATATATACAAAAACAAATATATATCATTATACAAAAGATGAAGATACTATAACATTTGATGGTGTAGAAGAACATTATTTTAAAGAAGTACCTATTATAGAGTTTCCTAATAATAGATATAGACGTGGAGATTTTGAAAATATTATCACATTAAATGATATGTATAATAAAAATTTTGCAGATATATCTAATGATATTGAATACTTTAGTAATTGTTATTTAGGTATAAGTGGTGCAGAGGGTACTACAGGCGATGATATAAAAACAATGAAAGAAGATAGAGTTATTATATTTCCTGCGGGTGGAGATGCTAAATTTATTACAAAACAAATTAATGACCAAGTAGTAAATAACCACAGAAATAATTTAGCAGAAGACATTCACAAAATGAGTTATGTTCCAGACCTATCAAAAGAAATTAATTCTAATGTATCTGGTAGTGCATTAAGAACTAAAATGTTTACTGCAAGTGACATAATTATTAATAAAGAAAGAAAATTCTATAAGGGAATACAAACTAGAATTAGATTAATAACTAATATATTAAATTTAAAAGGTTATAATTTTAATTATAAAGATATAAGCATCCATTTTCACAAGAATTTGCCAACTGGTTTATATGAAACTGCGGATGATGTTGTAAAAATGAGTGGAACTGTAAGTAAGAAAACATTATTAACAGAGATTGGAATAGAAGACGTAGACAAAGAAATGGAACAAATAGAAGCTGAAAAAGATACTTTTAATTTAGATTTAATTCCAGATGGTGATGTAGATGAACAATAAAGAGTATTGGGAACAGAGAATAAGTAGAATAATGCAAGATATTTATAATGCACAAGAAAAAAAGAATGTTGTATTGCTACAAGGATATAAAAAAGCATTAAGAGATATAAAAGTAGAAATATATAATTTATATGAAAAGATGGGAGATAATCCTAGTTTAACCCAATCTTATAAATATAATAGGCTTAATAAAGTAGAGAAGCAACTAGAACAAATAGTTAAGAATTTAGGTAATACAGAACAAAAGTTTTTTGATGACTCTTTAAGCAATAATTATATTGAAGCATCTGAAAGAGTTGCTAAAGAATTAAATGTAAAATTAGATATAGAATTTAATAAAGTAGATAAAGCAACTGTAGATAAAATACTTCAATATCCTTGGTCTGGTGCAGATTATTCAAGTAGAATATGGAAAAATAAAGATAAGTTATTATTTAATTTAGATGAAACTTTAACAAAAGGATTAGTACAAGGTACAAGCTTAATAACATTATCTAAAGAACTTAAAAATAAAATGGATAGTGGAGCTTATGAAGCTTTAAGGTTAATAAGAACAGAAGCCGCACACATTGTCAATACTGCTACAATAGATAGATACAAAGAAAGTGGAGTAGTGGAAAAAGTTATGTGGTGGGCTAGTGAAGATGAAAGAACTTGCCTAACTTGTGGAAGTTTACATGGACAAGAGTTTATTATAGGTAAAGAACCTAATAATCCTAATCATTCAAATTGCAGATGTTGTTGGATACCTGTAATTGAATAGTCTTTTACTTATTAGACTTTAAAGAAATATGGATAAAAAATAATTAGTCATACGGACTTTAAACGGGAGGTAATAATATGGAAGATAATAAAAATTTAGATACAAATACAAATACTGATATAGATAATAAAGAATCTAGTGCAGTAGATTCTACAAAAAAGGATACTACTAATAAAGATGTTGCAACAGATAATAAAGAAGATAAGCAAGAAAAGACATTTACACAGGAAGAATTAGACAAAATTATAGAAAAAAGATTAGCACGTGCATTAAAAAAAGCTGATGAGGAAAGACAAGAAGCTGAAAAACTTGCAAAAATGAGTGAAGCTGAAAGACAACAAGCTTTATTTGACAAGGAAAAAGCTAAGTTTGAGGAAGAAAGAAAACAATACCAAAGAGAAAAGATGGAACTTGAAGTTATAAAACAAATGAGTTCTAAAGGATTACCTGTAGAATTTAGCAAATATCTTATAGCTGATGATGCTGAAACTGCTTTAAATAATATTAAAACTTTTGAAGTAGAATGGCAACAAGCTATAGAAAAAGCAGTCAATGAAAAGTTAAAAGGTAATACACCTAAAGCTGGTAATACTACAAATATAACTATTACTAAAGATGAGTTTAATAGTTTAGGATATTCTGAAAGAATGAAGATTTATAACGAGCAACCAGAATTATATAAAGAATTAACAAAGTAGTTAGTGAAGGTCTTGAAATGATATAAAGCCTACTAGCTATTTTTTATTGTCTTGTAAAAGGCTGAATAGACATTAAACAATGCCTACTATAAAATGATAAAAATGAGGTAGATAATATGGCTAATACAACACAATTAACAAATATGATTAATCCAGAAGTAATGGCAGATATGATTTCTGCAAAATTAGAGAAAGCAATAAGATTTGCACCTTTAGCAAAAATTGATAACACATTAGTAGGACAACCTGGCAATACTGTAACCGTTCCAAAATTTAAATATATTGGAGATGCGGCAGATGTAGCAGAAGGTGAAGCTATCGACCTTAGTTTACTAGAAACATCTAGTGCAAAATTTACAATTAAGAAAGCAGGCAAGGGGGTAGAAATTACAGATGAAGCAGTTCTAAGTGGGTACGGAGACCCAATCGGAGAAGCTAATAAACAACTATTAATGTCTATAGCTAATAAGATTGATAATGATTGTTTAGAAGCACTAGATAAAGCACCTTTAACTTTTAATACCGCAACAGCATTTAACATCGATACAATATCCGATGCTTTAGACCTATTTGCCGATGAAGAGGATGAAGCTAAAGTAATAATCATGAATCCAAAAGACGCAAGTAAATTAAGAAAGGCAGTAGGAAAAGAATGGGAAAGAGCTTCTGATTTAGGTGATAATATAATAGTGAATGGTACTTATGGTTCTGTATTAGGAGCACAAATAGTAAGAAGTAATAAAGTAACAGAAGGAACAGCGTATATAGTAAAGGCTGGGGCTTTGGCTATATTTATGAAACGTGATGTAATTGTTGAAAGTGATAGAGATATATTAAGAAAAACTACTGTAATTACAGCAGATGAACATTATGGAGCTTATTTATTCGATGAATCTAAAGCTATAAAAATAGTATTGAAAACAGCATAGTTAGATAGGGATTTCCCCTATCTTTCTTTTATATTTGGAGGTGTAATATATGATGTTAAGAAGATACCATAATAATGAAGTTAAGAAAAAAGAGGTGGTGAAGGATGCTAAGCCTACAAAAAGTAAAGACACTACTACAACTGGAAAACGAGGAAAGTCTAAATAGTTATATTGAAACAATGATACCTATTATTGAAGATTTTGTTAGAGACTATATAAATTTGCCTAAAGATGAAGAAATACCAACAGGATTAGAAATGACTATGTGTAAAATGATTGAATTTAATCTTAATGACGCAGGTACTAAAAGAAGAAAAATAAAAGATGTAGATATAGAATTTAATACAGATTATCCTTCTAATATATATAAATCTTTAAATAAATATATACGTTTGAGGATGTTATAAATGAATAAAATTAAGACAAAAAGAGAAATTTATAATGCTTTTAAGCCTTATATGCAAGATGTTCGCGTATTTAGAACTGGTACAAATGATTATGGAGAAAAAGAAGAAGATTTATATGTAACAGAGATAGAAGGATATTATTCTTTGGGTAAAAATTTAATTGCAATAAATTATACAGATGCCGGAGCAATTAATAAAAATTACAATGAAATGCTATCTGTAATGATAAATGATAATAGTTTAAAAATAAAACAAGATGATTATTTTTATTTAAATGATGTTAAATTTAGAATTGTAAATATACAAAATGTAATAGATATATATTTAGACCTAACACTAGAAAGGGTGTGATATTTTGGACTTTAAAATTGATTTTGAAAATGTAGTAGAAGGATTAGAAAAATTAACAAATGATACTACAGAAAAATTAGATAAATACGCAGAAAAAAGTGGTATGAAGATGGAAGCATATGCAAAACAAAATGCACCTTGGGAAAATCAGACAGGACAAGCAAGAAGAACATTAAAAGGTGGTAAAGAGTGGGAAGGTGATAAAGTAAATATTTATATAAGTGGTAATATGGAATATTCTCCATATTTGGAATATAAAAATGATGGTAAATATGCTATTCTTGAACCTACTGTAAATAAACTAAGTAAGGAAATACTAGAAGGATTTAAAATAGACTAGGAGGTGGTGGAATGGCTACCTTTAAGTATAAAAATGATGGATTAAAAAGTAACGTTAAACCAAAATCACATTATCAACAGATCTATATACATTTGAAAAATAAGGGATTTAAAGTATTTGCACCTATGCAAAATAGAGACAAATGTACAGAAGGATATGTAGTTATAAAAGAAAGTGGGCAATATGCAACTAATGGAAATGTTAATGGATATAGTTTAATGCAGATATTTTGCTATTATCCAAAAGACAAATATAGTCAATTAGAATTTTTTATAGATAATGTAAAAGAATCTTTGAATGAAATAGATTTTTTAAGACCAACAGGTAATATAAGTCCTATTATGTTTTTTGAAGAAATACAAGCATATGGGCAAAGTGTGGAATACCAAGTATTTCATAGATTAAAAATATAAAAAAGTGAGGTAGATAATATGGAAGGTAAAACTTTAGTTAATGTAATAAAGGTTAATTTCATCGATGAAGTTACAAATATAACACATACAATTGAAACTTCTGATGAAATAGATATAGAGCCTATAAAATCAGAGGGTAAAAGGGATATATTAAGGGTAAAGAATAAGATATATGGAATAAATGAAACAGAAGATATTGTAATAGGATATAAGTTAAAACTTAAAGATAACTTATTCAATATGCAAACTATGGCTTTAATAGATGGTGGAACTATAGAAGGAAATAAGTATTGTGGTACAGAAGCAGGTGTTACAGTAGATAGACATCCATTTACCATGGAAATATTTACAGAGGAAAAAGATTATTCAAGAACAACTGGATATGCTAAATTCACATACAAACATTGTAAAGGTAAACCAGCTAAATATAAGGTTAAAGACGGTGAGTTTTTAGTGCCAGAATATGAAGCAGAATCAATTCCATTCAGAAATGAAAAGCCAGTAGAAATAGAATTTATGAACACTTTACCAACAGAACCAACTCAAGATGAACCAATTATACCAATTGAAAAAATAGGAGTAGAAGGTGGAACTATAACAGATACAAATACAGATGTAGGAGTAGAAATAACTAATAGAGTGGTATGGACATTTACAGAAGCTATAAATCAAGATGATGTAACCAAGACCAATTTTAGTGTAAGAAGAAAATCTGATAATAGTGTGGTAGATGGTAATGTAACAATAGATGCTACTAAGAAAATAGTAACATTTGTACCTACTTCTTTAGCAATAGATACAGTATACATTGCAGAAGCTAAGGCTGTAAATAAATTAGATGGAAGTGGAACTACTACAGCATTAAGTACAGAATTTAAAACAGTAAAAATAGCATAATAGGGGGAATATAATATGGAGTTAAAGGTAACCAATATAGAAGATTTAAAACAAATGGCAGAATGTGATGTAATAGAATTACCACGTTTTAAAGCAGATATACCTTTTGTAGTTAAAGTTAAAAGGGCATCTCTTTTAAATTTAGTTAGAAAAGGTATTATACCTAACAAATTATTATCGGCAGCAGAAGAATTATTCTATGGAAAAACAAGTGATAAAGGTAATGTAGACATGAAAACACTTACAGATGTAATGTTTATTATGGCAGAAAATACACTTGTAGAACCTTCTATTAAGGATTTAGAAGAAGTAGGGCTTGAATTAACAGATGAACAAATAGTAGCATTGTTTAATTATACACAACAGGGGGTACAGGAGTTAGAATCCTTTCGTGAAGAGCCAGAGGATAATGAGTGTGCTAACGATAAGCAAACAGTACAAACAAAGACCAAGTGAAATAATAGGGCTAACTAATGATTATGAAGCATTTTGTTTTGATGAAGCATGTGTTTATATAATATCTAAATTACAAGAGGAAGGTAGTCCAAAACCTAGATTTATAGATGGTGAAGAAACAAATAAAACTAATAATAATGATGTAATTGAGTGGTTAAATGCTAACAATAAATAGTGTTTAACCATTTTTATTATTCCCTAAAATGGGAGGTGAGAATATATGTCAATAAATGTAGGTACAGCTGTTGCTTATCTTACACTTGATAGGAGTGGATTTAAAAACGGTTTACGTAGTGCTGGAGCAGATTTAAAAAAGTTTGCAACAGGCACAGGTGGAGCAGAAGACAGAGTAAAAAGTTTGGGAAACGCATTAACTTCTACTGGTAAAGCATTAGCTAAACCTTCTATTGCAGCAGGTACTTTTCTAGGTGCAGCGGTAAAAACAGCCGGAGAATTCGAAGCACAAATGAGTAAAGTACAAGCTATTTCAGGTGCAACATCTGAGGAAATGAAACAATTAGAAAAGACAGCTAGGGAATGGGGTGCAAAAACTAAGTTTAGTGCTAAAGAATCCGCCGAAGCAATGGAATTTATGGGTATGGCGGGATGGAAAGCCCAAGAAATGATGGATGGTTTACCAGGTATATTAAACTTAGCAGCAGCAAGTGGCGAAGAATTAGGAACTACAGCTGACATAGTAACGGATGCACTTACTGCATTTGGGTTACAAGCCAAAGATTCGGCACATTTTGCAGATTTGTTAGCAAGTGCTGCAAGTAATAGTAATACAAATGTTTCTATGCTAGGAGAGTCGTTCAAATATGTTGCACCAGTTGCAGGTGCATTAGGAATTTCAGCAAAAGATACTTCTTTCGCATTAGGTTTAATGGCTAATGCGGGAATTAAAGGGTTAAAAATAATTCGTACCGATTATTGTGGCCCGGTTGTCGAGAAATCGGCAGCATAAAAAACTGATCGAATTCGGTGAACTCTAAGTTTAACAATGGTTAATTCATTGTTAAATATGACAATACCGAGCCAAGCCTATGAGGAAACTCTAGGAAGGTGTAACGACTAGGTATAGTAAGCTAAGCACTAAGACACTGCAGGTAGAGTGTCTTTTTGTATGCAGAAATACCCACGAGCGGTCAGTGTCTTAACAAGTAATGTTGAAGACAAAGATATAGTCTGAGCTTATAGGAAACTATAAGAACTATAGGATAAAGAGCCTATAGGGTAACAAAAGCACAAGCGGGTACAGCATTAAGGGCATCTTTAGTTAATTTGTCTAAACCAACAAAACAGCAAAAAAAGGCAATGGATAAGTTGGGAATTAGTTTAACGGATGCAAGTGGTAAAGTTAAATCTGGAAAAGTTCTATTCGATGAATTAAGAGAAAAATTTAGCGGACTAACAGAAGCACAGAAAACACAGTATGCGGCAACTATATTTGGAAAAGAAGCTATGTCTGGAATGCTTGCAATCATAAATGCATCCGATAAAGACTACAATAAACTTTATAAAAATTTATCTAATTGTAACGGTGAAGCTGAAAAAATGGCTGATACAATGCAAAACAACTTAAAGGGTGCAATAACAAATCTTAAATCCGCATTTGAAGAAATGCAAATAGCTGTTGCAAAAGCAGTAGTACCAATTTTAACTAAAGTAGTTAAAGTTGTAACTAAAGTAGTTAATGTTTTTAATGCATTACCTCAGCCTATAAAAAGTGCTATAGGTCGTGTAATTGGTGCAATAGCTTTACTAAGTCCAACATTTTTAATTTTAGGTAAAATGGTTAAAACAGTTAGTACTGTTATAGGTGCATTTAAGAAACTTAAAATTGCAGCAATGATATTTAAAACATTACCCGCATTAATAACTCCGCACACACTTATTATAGTCGGAGCATTGGCAGCAATAATAGCAATAACTATTGCAGTAATAAAAAATTGGGATAAATGTAAAGCGGCAGCTAAAAAGTTTGGCAAAGCAATCTCTAAAATATTTCAAAACTTGTTAAAGGTTATAAAAAAAATAATAGAAGGTTGGATACAACAGTTTAAAAATCTAGTTAAAATTTTTGAATGGGTAGGAAAAATGCTAAAATTAAGTGTTAAATTTTGGCTAAAAGTACTTAGTGGAGTTATTAAAGTTTTAAAAAAAATAGTAGGTGGATGGATTAATTTATTTAAAAACTTAGGTAAGAAATTTTTTGGATTAGGTAAAAATATCGTACAAGGACTTATAAATGGTATAAAATCTATGTTTGGCAAAGTTAGTAAAGTTATAAAAAGTTTAGGAGATAAGGTTAAAAATGGATTTAAAAAAGCACTCAAAATACATTCACCGAGCCGAGTATTTGCTAGTTATGGTGGATATATAGGCGAAGGGCTTATAGAAGGTATAGATGGACAGGAAGGTGCTATAGACACTAAATTTAAAGGATTAGCTAATAAGATTAAAAGTTTAGGAAATGTAAGGTCAAATCTAAATTTTGGAGGGCTTAACAATTTAGCTTTAAGTGGAGCAACCGGCAATAGTAGTGGATTTAATAATATTAGTAATAGTAATAAAAGCATGGGAATAACACAAGATGTAAAAATGTATATAACAATTCCTAACGCAAGTGAGGAAGGTGCTAAAAAAGTAGCAACAGAGTTTAAGAATATGACAAAATCAACTCTAAAAGATGAAATGACAGAGTTGTTTATGAATGATGTATTAAGAGACTAGGAGGGTGGTTTATGGACTTAAATAGAATAAAGGATTTTAAATTAGATTTACTTTATGAAGATGGTACAAATGTAGGTGGTATTATAAGCAATTATAAACCGCCTAGACCTGCCCATTTCCGTAAAGGAATTAGGACTATAGACGGTTATACATATTTTCAAAAAGATATTACAAGTGATTGTATTATTAGTTTTTCTATAACATTTCAAATAAAAGGTAAAGATGATAAAGAAACTGAAAGTAATATAAAAAAATTTATAAAATTTAGAAATAATTACGGAAGTAGATTTATATTTGTAGATGAGTTTGGGACTAAGTATAAAGGCTATTTCCAGAATAAATATGATATAGATACACCTATAGAGGGAGATATATATTACATTGGATTAGAAATGTTATGCAATCACGAAGTGTCAGGGTGGGTGAAAGATAATGGCAAAGTGTAAAGTTGTAATAAGTAAAAAAAATGGATACAGAGCTTTTGAAGAAGGTGACGCAAGTAAAATAACACTAGAACATAGTTTAGTATCTGTAAAAATTAACAGAACATTGACTACTCCCGTGGCTGAAGCTATTGTAGTTGCACAATACGAAAACCTACCAACAGCCATCTTTATGGGAGGTACACAAGGAATTGTAGATAACTTTGCACGAATCGAAATTTATATTGAAGGTATACTGCAATTTACAGGAGTTATAAAAAATTATGACTATAATACGGAGCAACGAACGATAGAATTGAAGTGTCACGATATGTACTACAGAATGTTAAATATGTGTTCTACACCACTTAAGTTTAATAACATGCTTGCAACTTCTATAATTTCCAATGTTGTAACTAATGCTAAGTGTAATTTTCATAGAAGCGGTGGTGTAGATTACACTGTTCCTAAGCTGGAGTGCGACATAGGTACAATGTACCACGATATAATTTCTAATTTAGTGGCCACTATGTATGCTAGAATTCGAGCAACTAAGAACGGAACAATAGTATTAGAGGATCAGTATCCGACATATACAGAAGGTGCATGGGATGAAAACCATTTTGACTATACAGTATCCAGTGACACAAATTTAGCACAAGAAACAGCTAGTAGAGATGCTAACTTATTAAGGAATATTTTAAGAATAGAAAACAATGAGGAGTATACACTATTTGAGAATGAAAGCATGACTACCTATTTGAACGGTGAAAAATGGCTAGATATAATAGAAAATCCGTTGGCAACAACAGAAAAATTAAGACAAAAAGTAGCTGGACATAGATACTTAGATATGTGGAGAAACAGTACATCTCTTGCAATTTTACCCGTTGCTGGAATACCAACGATAGACTTAGGGCAAGTTATAAGACTTATAAGTAAGAGTAGAGGTAAAGGATATTATTTGGTAATTGGTATAAATACAGAAATATCGGCTGATAAGTATACGGACAACCTACAGTTGCAAGGTATGCGTGATAAAAGAAAAGTATACAATATGGCAAAAATAATTGGAAGAGGAAAGGTAAAACAGTAAGAGGTGATAATATGGCACATATGGGTTATAAAAACTTCAGAGAACCAGTCGTTTATATTTTAGACCAAGAACTGCGAAAAAGAAACTTCAAAAATAAAATTAATACACAAGAAGAACAACCTTACATTGGAGAATTGCCAGAATATCCTTGTAGATTAATAAGAAATGAAACGACTAAAAAAGTTGTAAAAATAATATATGCGGAGGGTACAGAACTAGAGTGGAGCGAAACATTAATACGAAATACAGAAGGTAGAGTATATAGAGTCAAAACTATATATCCGAATAAGAGCGAAAAAGTAATACAACTTAATAAAAATGGAGAACAACAAGTAGTTAGTATTACTTATGTAGAAGAATAGAGGTGAAGTAATAATATGGGGCTACCTAGTTATGTGATTAACTTTGATGAATTAAGTGATTTGATTAAAGATTATTTAGAAAATGGAATAAATGTAGATATAGGTAATATAACACTTTCTACAGACGATATTGAAAGACTATTAAGCGAAATTAAAGACAAAATACAAGGTGTAGACTATGATGATTTAATCAATGCTTTAAATGATTTAGGTGCTAAGCTAGATGGATTGAGTGGTAATTTAGGCATAAGTGGAACACAAAAGATATATGGGAAAATGTTAGAAATACCAGCAATAAAAGGGGAACATGTTATAGAATTTACAGCAACACCTAATAGTAAATTAACAGGCATTACTTATTCTCAAAGTGCATGGAACTTACAAGATAGCTGGGATTTAGTTGTAGGAGAAGAAAAGTTGTTCGATAGTGTTAGAACTAAAGAGTATGGAGAACATAAATACTTTAATGTATTTTACCCTATAGATGGTGTAATTAAGTTTGTTTATAACAATAACAGTGGAACATCTAAAGTAGTATGGGTAGATTTCTGTATATTAGAAGGTGGCTCAGAATGAGTTTACCAAGGTATGTTGTCAATTTTGAAGAATTAACAAATGACTTAAAAAAGAAAATATTAGAATTAATTGATGATGAATTAAGAGGTAAATATCCAGAATTAAATACTAATAATATAGAAGCACTATTAGAGGATTTAAAAGAATTACTACCAAGTACACAGTATAATATGCTAAAGAAAAGAATAGAGAGTTTTATTTATTATAATCATAATGGTATGCAGAAAAATGAAGGCAGATTATTAGATATTCCACCATTAATAATGGAAAACAAAGAGGAATTTGTATTTGATAAAGATGTATTTCTAACTGGATTACATGTAAATCAGACAGGATGGAAGAAAGAAGATACTTTTGACTTAATTATTAATAAAGAAAAAATAATAGATAATGCAAGTATAAAGGAAATAGGAGAGCATAAATATTTTAATACTTATTTTAAAGTAAATGCTAATACTCCTATTTCTTTTATTTTAAATAATAATAGTGGAAACAGTAGGCAAACAATGGTCGATTTAGAATATATACAAGGTACAGAAACAACTACAGTAATAGAGCCAGAAGTACCAACAGTAGAAGATATAAAGAACGATTGGGATATAGCAGTAGTAATGCAATGGGAAGCAGACACAATAGCGGATATGGATTTACATGGAATATTAGGAAATAAGCATGTTTATTTTGAAAATAAAAAAGAGGATAATTTCTTCTTGAATTTTGACTCTCGACAACATAAAGACAATAAAAATCCAGAAATTATTTCTGTAAAAGGATATAAAAATAAGATATTAAAGATATATTTGCACAATTTTAACGGGATGCGACTTAGTGAACCTGTAAACTTAAAGGTATATGAAAAAAGACCATATGGTAATAACTTGATAAAGGAACTAAATATAGATATAAGCCCAAACAGCGATATGATTAGAGAAACCATACACATAGACTTAAATAATTTAGAAATAAAAGAAATAAATGAAGATATTAGTTTAGAAAAATTTTTAGGGGGTAGATAATATGGCTACAGAGGAAAAGTTTTATTATGTGGAAGGAAGTACTTCTGTAAAAGATTTAATAAAAACATTAACAACAGAAATAACGCAAAACGCAGGAATATATAAATGGGATTTAGTTTATCCTACTACAGCAGAAGAAATAACTAATTTTGCTTTAATCAAAGCTACAACATCTTATGGAAAAGAATTTTATACAAGACTAGAAAGAACAGCAGCACTAACACCGACATCAGAGGAACAGAAACTACTAGACAAAGAAAAGTATAGTAAACCATTTACAGAGGAAGAAATAGTATTATTAGACAGATACAATGAAGCGATGGATTTTACAACAAGTGAAAAAAATCTATTAAAAAAAGATATAGAAACTCTAAATGAAGAAGAACAACAAGAATTACAAGAGTTAAGAATGAGAAAGAATATAACAAATGATAGAGAATTAGTATTACTTAGAAAATATTATAATGGTGAAAGTTTAAGCAGTGGTGAGCAAAACGAACTAGACACTTTTATAAAAGCACATAATTTAACAGCACAAGAGTTAAAAGATTGGAATGATTTGAAAACAAATAGAAAATTATATACAGATACAATTATAAGAATAATGTATAAACAGTATAACGGACTAGAATTAAATTCCAGTGAGCAAAATTATTTGGCTAGTTACAGACAACAAATGGAATTGACTCAATCTGAAAAAGAAAAACTAGCGTTATTGAAAGGGAAAATGGACAATAGAAACCATATGTATATTTCTATTGGCAAAGAAATACATGATACTAAAAGAATAATAAATACAGGTGAAGCACAAACAGAAGTACAAATTAAAGATTTAGTTGAGGAAAGTTGTTCTGTACCAGCAAGATTTGCATGGTATAAAGTATTACCAAAAGAAATAGGAGAATGGTTACCAGTTCAATACTGGATTAATATAACTAAAGATGCAATAAATATTATTCTTAGAGGAGACCCTAGTGCAGACAATTATCCTTATAATAATTATCTAACAAGTTATGCTTATATTGGGGCATTAAAACCTATGGAAGATTCAGCGTCTACAGATGATGAGTATAACTTTGGTGTAACTACTTCTTCGGATATTCAACCTTTCTTTAGTAGAAAATTTGGTGAAAGAACTGCAACAGGAATAACTGATGTATGTATGGTAGCAAATAAAATAGGTATGCCAATGCAACCACATTATGCAGGATTTTACACTACACATAGCTTTATGGATAAATGTAATACGGAAGGTAGCAGATGGAATCATAAAAAGCACCAATTTAGTGATATTACTTTAGTACATCCTGTAGATATGGAAAGAGGTAAAATGATTAATGTACTTGCAGGAGACGCTTCCACCATCTATGACATGGACAAGTTGGTATATAAAAAAGATACAGATGATGAAGAAAACTTTAAGAAATTTAAAATAACAGCACCTTACTCATTCTTAAACAATACTGCAAATAATTTATATTGTTTAGCTATTAGATGCTATAAAACAGCTGAATAAAGAGGTGATATAAATGCCCTTGCATAATGTTCCCTTGCGTAAATTTTCTTATGCAAGGGATTTTTATAATGTAGCTAAATTTAATTATAAGGCAGAAAAAGTAGGATTAGGTGAATTTAAATATACTATTGATATTATTGGAGGAGCTACTTTTAAATATGATACAACAGAAAGAATAAAAAAGAATGAAAGTAAATTATTCTATAAAAATAATAGAAAAGAAATAGATAAATTAGATTCTAAAATGTTTTATTCTACCAAAACAAAAATAGACAAAAATAATATTATTAAAGGCCTATATGGTAGCAAGAATAAGATAGACAAAAACATAGAAAAGGAATTAGTACCTATAGATAAAGAAGTAGCTAAAGAAAATCTTTTATCTTTAAATAATATTGATAGAAATATAGATATATTAAAAGAAAAGAACTTATTAGATACTAATGTTACAAAAATAGATAAAAATAATACTAAGCAATTTAAAAATATAGATGCTACTAAAGAAGTAAATAAATCTAATATTATAAATTTAGAAAATTATAAAATAACAAAAGATATAAATATAAAAAATAATAAAGAACTTAAGAGAGAAGAAGAACAAGGGTTAGATATAAATTCTAATATTAATGTAGGAATAGCCAGAAAACAAGAATTAGATATAACCAACGCAATACATTTAGATAAAGCTAAAGAAAGAGGATTAGATATAGCAACAGATAAATATACAGATATAAATACAATAAGAAATATAGATATAAAAAATAATAGTATCAGCATTGATAAAGATAACATAAAGAAAATAGATTTGTTATCAAATAATTATTTAAACAGGGAAATAAAGAAAGAAATAGACAAAAATATTATTACAGAATTAATGTATAAAGCAAATAATTTTATGCTAACTAAATATAATTTAACAGGTTTAGAAAGAGAAAAAGTAAAAGATATTATAAATGCTTTAGATACAAAATTATTCTATATTAATACACTAAAGAAGATCTCTAAAATTAACAGTATAGGACTAAATAAAAATATTGCGAGAGATGTATTTACAAGTTCAAATAATTATTTAGATAGGATAATAGATACAAGTATTTATAAAGAAGATATTGTTTCTCTTGGAAAAAATATCGCTAGAAATATCTACAAAGGGCAAATGATTGGATTAAATAAGTCTACAATTAATATTTACAACACAATTGATGCATATGAATTAAATAAATTTGATACCAGTATTTATGTCCCATATGAACTTAAAGGATTGAATAAATTTAGAACAAATATTTATATTCCATATACAGCTACAGATTTGGAAGTTCTAAAAAGATGGTGGGTGTTAGGAGCAACAAGTCCTTACGACAAAAAGATACTACCATATGATTATAACTATTTAAAGAAGCCATTATCTATAAATAGAAGAGATAGGGAATATGGCTGGCTAATAAGTTTAGACAAGCATCCAATAAGCTTTATGCCTTACTTAGAAGGAAATGTGGGTATAGATTTAAATTATGGATTAGAAGAAATGGCTTTAAGCATTGAAATAATGCTTGATATGGTAAATATAATAGGCATGATAGTACAACATGGAGCTAGTCAATTTGCCAATGCAAGCGGACAAGAAGCAATGGAATTTATTATGGAAGTATTATTGGATTGGCTTAATTTAGATACAACAATACAAGAAATGAATAATAAAGGCAGTAGAGAGCATTATTTAAGGACATATAGATGGATAAGATGGGAAGCAGAAAAAGTATGGCTAAAAGCAGATAAAGACCACAGTATGGACAAAATGATGGGACTCAAATATGCAGGTATGTTATTTGCTAATCTTATAGATTATATGAAGCAACACCATTTTGATGTAGTTCCATTTTGGAGAAATTTAAAATTTATGGATATTGAAAGACAAGGGAAAAATGGAGAATTAATTAAAGATTTAGACAAACTAAAAGGCAAAAGACATTATTACATAGAAACACACAACTTTGAAAAGAAAAATATTAGGAGGTAGATATTAATGGAAAGAAGTAAATTCGGTTACTATGATACTTATCAGGCGGTAGCAAGTGATAATCAAGGGAGCTTTAATAATCCTAGGCAGAAAATGTGGGTAGTGCAAAGAAGAAGTAATAATGGATGGAGAATTGAATTAATAACAAATAGTTTTGAAGAAGCTAAAGAAATGGCAAATGATTTGATAAGACGTGGCGGAATGTATATGAATATTAACAGAGTTATGTTATCCGAAATAGTACCAATAGATACAGTTATTACACCTTCTGTATAGGAGATGATATTATGAAACTTATAAAAGTTAAAGATGGATTAATAGAGGTTGAGAATTTCTTCTTGACCTCCTCTTTTTCTGATTTTGCAGGTGAAAGTAATATTACAAGAGATATTAAAACAGGAAAATTAAAATTAATAAGTAATAATAAAATTGAAAGAAAATTTAATTATGATGAATTTGTAATAGAGTTAGAAAAAGAGAATTTTAATATCATGAGTGAAGATGATTATTCTATGATGTACTTAGGAAACAATGAACACACTTTTGGTATTAAAGACGAAGAAAAAGCAGAACAAAATAAATATTGGAAGATACTAAGACAAGATGATTATATTCAAGCTTATTCAAGCAATAATGGAATAAACTACACTAATATAGGTGGTATAAAGTTTGACGAACCTATTACTAAACAAGGATTTATGAAACATAATAACGAGGATTTTATATTAAATAATTATAAAGTATATGCTAATCCTTACATTACAATTCAAAATTTCCCAGAAAATACTTTATGTGAATTATATGATTTAGAGGGGAATTTATTAAAAACTAGAAAATTTAATAGCAATTTAGAATGTAAAATATATTTAGATAGCAACAATATGGGGGGATATTTTACATTTAAAGACATGGACAACAATGTGATTTATACTACAACACATCTACAATTACAGTATGGAGATGTTTATGTATGTAGTCCTTACAACTTTGAAATTGTTTATCGTGGTAATGTAGTTACTAATGTTAATCCCGCATTATTGCAGGATTTAGAAGAACTTATAACTATTAAAAATGTAGGTGATAAGGACTATACAAATATCAAAATAGGTACAGAAACTAATTCAGATGACTTAATAGAGCTTAGTTTTGATGGTGTAAACTATACTGACACATTAACTATAGATAGTATTAAGCAGGGTGAAAGCAAGGATATATTTGTAAGAATTATTAAAAATGCAGAAAATCATAATTTCAGTGTAAGAGATTTTCAGCTAGTTATAAATGAGTAGGAGGTGTTTTAGTGAGTAAGTTTTTTAATGTAACTTTAGATAAAGATGTTGTTTTAGATGATAGTGTAATTTCTAATAAAACAGGTTGGAGCAGTGAAAAGATACATAGAGAAATAGTAGATAAGAGAATTACTAAATTTGAAGAATTAGAAGACGTTGACGTAGTAAATAAGAAAAACAAGCAGTTGGTAGCCTATAGTGAAGATACAGGCAAATTTACAACTATAGATGGTGCAGAAGCAGGGGATATTACTGGTGCAGGAATGAAACAAGTATCTAAAATGGGTATTGTAGGTAGTCCAGAAGAACCTAGAATAATCAATATTCCTATTAATACTATAGATTTTAAAGTACCTAGGGTTAATCTCTTAAAATATGATTTAGGAGACCAAGATGTTATAGTAACAAAAAATAGGTTTACTAATGGTGAATCTAACGATTTTGAAGAAGATGATATGGTGGTTTTTGATGGAAAGGCACATCTAAAGACAGATCATGTATCTAACTTTACATTTAATAGAGAAATGGATACTAAAAACGAATATACTATAACAATAGATAAAACTAAATTTAAAAAAGTAGAAGGTTTTGAAGTGTGGGAAGATGGGGTAATTAAAACTCTAACAACCAAAGCAATACCATTCGATAGATTACTTATTCCTAAAGGTGATATGAATTTAAGTAATGTAGAACACATTGACTACTTTAAATTAACTGCTACAGGTAAAAATATTAGAATAGTTTGTAGTGTAGATAGTGGTAAGACATGGAAAACATTTAATAATGAAAAGTGGGTAGATGTTAATTTAGATGTAGAAAGTGTAAGGAATAATGGTATGACTATAGAGTTATTTAATTCTATTAATGATGTATTTTGGAACGAATTAGTTACTGCTAAAAGAATAAGATTTGCTTATCTATTTAGTCAAGATAGTATTGCAGATGTTGAAGAATTAGATAACTTAGACTTGCGATATGATGGTGAAGGTAAATGGGTACAAGCTAAAGAAGATACATTTGATGTGGTTTATGCAAGTAATACACTACTACAGGTGTATGTAAAATTTAGTGGAGATATAAAAATAAATTATTAAAGAGTAGCTTATTTAAGTTACTCTTTTTATTCCATTAAAAAAATTTTAGAAAGGTGGTATCTTAATGAATAAAATTAGTTTAAATGGCACATCAGTGTTATACAATAATGTTTATTATATAAATGTAGACGGAGATGATATAAATGGAGACGGGAGTCTTAATAAACCTTTTGCTACTTTTGATAAAGCTATAAAACAAGTTCGAGATAATGATTTAATATATTTTAAAAGAGGAACATATAATATAACTCATTTAATTGATAGTAATAATGACTATTCTGGGGCTTTCTTGTATGATAAAAAAAAACCTATAACTATTTATTCTGAACCTTATAGTAAATTTATTATAGACAATCCAATAAATAAAAGTAGAGATTCACATGCGATAGATATATCAAATGTAGGAACAAAAATTATAGGTTTTACTATAGAATGGAATGTAAAAAATGGTCCTAATTACAGTCATTCTATATTTGGAGATGGCGGGTATTTAAGAGGTACTATATATAATTGTCATTTTATAATTAAATCAAGAACATCCTTTTCATATGCAAGTAATAATTCACTTAAATGTATTAACTGTCAATTTGATATTCTAAATGAATTAGAGAGTGCCTATAGTGGCAAAACTACTTTTGAAAAATGTACTTTTAGTAACATTTCTTCTATTAATTCATCAGCAGGAATGAAAGGTGAAGACAACAAATTTAATGTAAAATACAATGCCACTTACGAAAGTACACCATACTACGAAGGTTATGGAATCTATGGTGGGATTTATAAATGGTTAATTAATAAATTTCTTATAAAACAAAATAATCAATATTATACCATAAAACCAGAATATTACTCAAATGGTCAATTCCAACCTTTAACATTAGAAGGTGGAGAACAACCTAATGAAGCAGATTATGAGAATTTTGGATTTAATAATGTGAATGATTTATTAATGCCTATTCAAGTTGGAGAAGAAGCTTCTAGACCATATGATAAATTAGAAAATGAATTTGAGATATGTATGGCTATGGATAAAGAATAATTAAAATAGTTGTTTTAATGTAATTTTGTAGTTGAAAACGTAAGGAAACAAGAGTAAATGGAAGATAAACAGAGATAAATATTAGAAAAATAATAGGCGAAATAATGGACTAGAAATAGTCTTTTTATTTTGCCTATTTTTATTAAAAGAGGTGAAAAGAATGAATAATGAAGTAATGGAATTAAAGATTAATGAACATTGTGAAATGTTAAAGGAACATGATAAAAGATTAGATAGTATTGAACAAAGTCAATCTGAATTTAAAGTAGAAATTAAAAATCTATGCAAGGACATACAAAACTTAACAATAGTTATGAAGTGGTTTATGGGAATTTGGGTAACAAGTTTACTTGGATTCTTTTTTTATGCTATTCAATATGGAGTTTTTAAATAATTTAAAAGAAAGGATATGATATTTTGTATATTAACCAAACTAATTTAAGTTTTAGGGGGAATAAAAGTTATGGTAACAACCCTAAATCTATAGTTCTTCATCATGCAGAAGCTAGTCATTGTAGTGTATATGATATTCATCAATGGCATTTAAACAATGGCTGGGCAGGAATAGGCTATCATTATTTTGTTAGAAAAGACGGTAGTATATGGAAAGGTAGACCAGATAATGTAGTTGGTTCTCATGTTTTAGGATATAATAGTAATACTTTAGGAATATGTGCAGAAGGTAGTTATATGAGTGAAACAATGCCATATGCACAAAAACAAGCAATTGTAGATTTATGTAAATATCTATGCAACAAATATGGAATAAGTAAAATATATGGTCATAGAGAAGTAGGAAGTTCAAATTGTCCTGGAACTAATTATCCATTAAATGAAATAAAAAACGCAGTATCAAAAGGTGGAAGTGTACCTGCCTCTAAACCAATACAACAAACGACTAATAAGAAACATCCACTTATAAATCAGTTGTATGCAGAAATGTCTAAACAAGGTTTTAATTCTTTACCAACTTGCCGTCAAGGAGCAAAAGGAAATATAACAAAAACTATACAACAAATGTTAATTAATATAGGTTATCCAGTAGGTTCTTGTGGTGCAGATGGTTGTTTTGGACAAGGTACTGTTAATGCAGTAAAGGCATTTCAAAGAGATTGTAATTTAAGTGCAGATGGAATTGTTGGACAAAATACATATAATGCTTTATTTAGAAATTTAAAATAGATATGTAGGAGGTTTTACATATGAAAGAAGATAAAAATAATATCATAGAATTTTTAAAGAATTTCTTTCAAATAAAAAAGATAATAGCTTTAATGTTGACTATAGTATTTTGTATTTTAGCCTACAAAGGAAATATTTCTAGTACAGAATTTTTAACTATATTTTCTATGGTTATAGCTTTTTATTTCGGTCAATCTACTACTAGACAGGCTATTAAAGAAAATAATAATCTATAATTTACTTAGCCGAATTTTCGGCTGGTTGAATATATATCACAACCATCGCAACTTCCTGCGACATTTGGGTTTCTCAAATTTGGGAAATCCTTTTTTTCTTTTTAAATTTGTCTTATCATTTTTAGTGATAAGAGTTTCGTGGTTTCAAATCCACTCGTAATATAAATACAATAAAAGTATCTGAAAGTGATAAAAAGGTATGTAAAGGTATTAATAAGTGTCTTAACTTATAAAATGTATTTTGTATACCACATAAAAAATAAATGTGCTATAATAATTGTAATGTATGGAATAATCTTAAAAATTGAATATTGAGTTATAGTGTTTATAATGCTCCCCCAAGTATACCTACAGAAAGTCATGGAGTTAAAGGAATGGAATTTAAAAATGTAATTATTATAAATTGTAATGAAGGCAATATTCCTTATAGTAAAGCTGAAGAAGAAGTCAATATAGAGGAAGAGAGAAGACTTTTTTATGTAGGTATTACAAGGGCAAAAGAAAATTTGTATTTAACTGTCCCAAAAGTTATAAGAGGTAAGAATAAAAAGACATCCAATTTTATAAAAGAATGCAAGTTAGACAAGGAATTATTAAAAAATGACTATTTTAAAGGAAAAGAAAGAGTAGTTCATAAGGTGTTTGGGGAAGGGATTATTGAAAATCAAGAAGAAGATTATGTGGAGATAGAATTTCTAGATGGGACTAAAAGAAAATTTGACATAAATGTTATAACTAAAAGTAATATTATTAAAAAGAAAAATGTATCATAG